ATCGAACCGGTGGGCGCGGTGACCGTGATGGAGCTCTGCACGCTGTAGGTGATGTTGACGTAGAGCTCGGAGATCCGGCTGGCGTTGCCGTTGAGGTCGTCGCGGCCTATTTGCTGTTGGTAGTTGTTGAAGCTGCCGACCGTCCACGGGTTGCCCTGCGGGTCCGTGGTTTCGGTCGGCAGGTCTTGCAGTACCCAGGTCGCGGTAGTCGGGTTGCTCGGGGCCGTCCAGCCGAACAACAGTTCGAAGATTCCTTGCAGGATCGTGGAGATGATGTTCTGAGACTGGGTGCAGTGATGCCATCCGACGTGCACAGGCTGAGGTGCCGGCGCGATCACCGACTGGATCCGGACCTGCACCCCGACGGAGAAGATCTGCGCGCCGGCCGGGATGCTCGGGGCCGGGAACGACACCTTGACCTTCGCCGAATCAATCCGGCACCGGGTGGTGAACTGGACGTAGGAGGCATCGGTGTTATCCGACCAGGCAGTGTGTGCGTTCGCCGCACCGACCAGGGTGGTTCCCCCGCTTGGCGCCTGGACCGTGCCGTTCGGACGAATCGTCGTCGTCTGATAGCTGGGTGGGGGGCTAGTCACCGCTTCTGCCGACCGACGGAGTTAGCCAGCTTGTCGTTGTTCTTCTTGATCTCGTAACGAACCTTCTGCTCAACACCGTCCATGAAGACATGCACGTGCGTTTCCCCGCCTCCCTGACCGCCTTGGTTCGCCGGCCCGGACGCCGGGATGATCGGGGGTGTGCCGGCGATGATCGAGGTGCCGCCGCCGGCCTGGCCAAGTACCCCCATCTTGGCGAGCATGGCGTCCGCTTCCTTGGTCGCCGCGCTGGCCAGCGACAGAGCTGAGGTGGTGATGAACCCCAGGGATGAGGTAATGCCGGTGGCCAGGCTCTTCCCGAACACCTCCCCCGCGCTGGTCGCGGATCCTGCCGCCGCCGTGGCCCCTTGCGCGGCCGCCTCCACGGTGGCTTTACCCAGGTCGGATGCGGCTTTCTCGCAACCCTTGGAGCCGTCCTTGATGCCGTTGGCCAGGCCCTGATCGAAGTCCATACCGGCCTGATGCATGATCACCGACGGGGAATGCGTACCTAGCGCGCTCTGCGCGGCCTGCGACACCTGATCACCCATGGACTGCGCGGCGCTCACCGGCGCCGGGGTGTTCTGCTGGATGCCGTCGGCGCAGCCCTGCGCCATGTCTGAGCCGGCTTGGGTCAACGGCGCCTTAGCGCTCTCCGCTGCCGACACCGCGCCCTGACAACCCGACTCTATCCCGCTCTTGATCTTCTGCCCGCCGGATTGCGCGGCGTCCCCGGCCTGACGGCAGCCGTCCCCGATGCCCGAGGCGATCTGGTGGCCGCTGGACTCGGCTGCCTGCCCGGCAGACTGCATACCGCTCTCGGCCTGTTTCATCTCATCTCTGAGCTGGTTGGTGTCGATGCCGGCCTTCTTGGCTTGCCGTCCGAGGCTCTCGAAGTGGTTGCCCGCGTTGCTGGCGGCATCCCCCGCGCCCTGGAATCCGCTCTTGGCCGACTGAGCCGCCTGAGCCGCCTGACCCAAACCCTGCGCGGCGGACTGCCCGGCCTTGTCGGCGCCTTGCTTGACCTTGTTGCCCATGTTGGTGCCAGCATTACCCAGGTCGTTGAGCGACCCGATCCCGATCCGGGCACTGTTGGAGATCTTGTTCATGCCCTGCTGGACGGAGTTCCCAGCCTTGTCCATGCCTTGCTTGACGCCATTGGCGGCCTTGTCCGCGCCCTGGGTGGCAAGACCGCTGAACTTGCTCATGCCCGACTGCATGGAGCCGTTCATCTTGTTCAGGCCGGCCTTGGTGCCGGAGTCCATCTTCGCCCAGCCATCGGTGTTGGAGTGCCACATCTTGTCCATGGCCGCGCCGAAGTTGCTGACCGCCTTACCCATCCCTGTGGCAACTTCGGACGCTATCTTGCCTATCCCACCGTGGGCGGCCGCGCCCATCTTCTGGAATCCACCTTCCACGGCGGACACCATGTTGCCCATAGTCTGCTTTGCTACGGCGGATATCCCAGCAAACCCAGTCTTGGCAAACTGGGCCATCGCATTCATCTCAGTTTGCGCACCGGTAGCCATGGCGTGGAAAACCTTGCCGACCGAGGTGCCCATCTTGCCGACCTCGCCGACCACATCGGACGCGGCCTTGCCGACGGTCTTGGCAACGTTGCTAACGGCTTGCCCGAACTGGTCCGCCGCCTGCCTGCCTACTCCGAGGCTCTGGGCGGCCTTCGAAACGGCCTGACCCATCGCGTCGAACGCGGCGCCGGCCTGCTTACTGACGTCGGAACCCTTCTTCATGTCGGTGTTGAAGTTGTTCTGCTCGCGGTCGGCCTCCAGGATGCTGCGCGCGTCCTTCGCCACTGCGGCGGCGTGGTCGCGGGCGGCGGCGGCGGCCTTCTGCTGCTCGGCGGTGCCGCTCTCCATCGCCTTGTTGAGCTCGTGCTGGGCGTCGTTGAGCTCGGTTTCGCGTTGATGCAGCTGCTTCAGATCCTCGTTGAAGCCCTTCACGGAGTTGCCGAGGCTGTCGACGGCGCCCTGACCCTGCTTAGCACCTCCACCCAGACCGCCCGGTCCGTTGCCGAGCCCCTTACCGGCGTCCCCGCCCGCTTTCCCGGTGTCGCTGAGGTCTTTCTGCTTCTGCTTTAGCTCCTTGTCCAGGTCTTGCAGGTTGCCGTCCAGGCCCTGCACCGACTTGCTCAGGTTGTCGGTCTGGCTGGCCGTCGCGGACATGTCGGAGCCCATCTTGGAGATGGCTTGCCCAGCGGTGCCGGCGGCCTGGCCCATCTTGGCGATGTCGCCCGCTGCCTTGGTAACAGCCTTGTCCAGGGCGTCGATCCCGGCGGTGGCGGGTGCCATATCGGCACCTAAGGTCTTGACGCCACTGTCCAGCGCGGTCAGGTCGCCGGTGAGGGTCTTAACGTCCTTGTCGAGCTGAACGACGTCCTTGTCGAACTGGACGACGAGCTTGTCCAGCGCGTCGGTGTCGGTGGCGAGCGCCTTCTCCTCGGCGTCGAAATCCTTCAGCGAGGTCACAATAGATTTGAGCGAGGCCGTCAGCTTGGTTCCCAGCGCGGTGACCAGGTCGTTCACGGCCTTGACGAGTACGTTCGTGATGTCGCCAGCCAGCGTCTTCACCATGTCGTCGAGCGACTTGAAGTCAGTCTTGAGCGTGGTGATGGACTGGACCAGCTTGTTCCGTATATCCCCGTCGACCGTCGTCAGAGCACCGTCAAGCTTGGTCTTGAGGTCGTCGCTCAGGGTGGCGATCTCGGTGCCCAAGCTCTGCGAGGCGGTCCCCAAGGCGTCCATCTGCCCGGTGGTGTCCTGCGCGGCACCACCAGCATTGGCGATTGAGCCAGCCGCCGCCTGATGCTGAGTACCTGAGGTGGCGGCGGCGGATCCCGCACTCTTGTGCGCTTGGGCGGCTTGCTGGTTAGCCTGAGTGTTCTGCTGGAGCGCCTGAGTGTGCTGCTTAGTCGGGGGAACCGCGCCGAGGAAGTCTGAACCGTTCTTGGATACCTCGGGGGACAGGTTCTTGATCGCGTTGGTGGCGTCGTCGACCGGTGGTGTGACGGCCTGCATTGAGCCGCCGAACTGCTTCGCGGCCGCACCGGCATCGTCAAGCGGCGGTGGGATGCCCTGCACGGTGTTGGACAGGTCTTTAGCTGCATTGCCGAGCGCGCCCATGGCGTCGTTGGTGCCCTTGGCGCTGTCGGTGGCATCGTGCTGCGCGCTGGTAGTACCGAGAAGACTGTCCTTGAGCCCCTTGATCATGTTCACGGTGCCCGACACCGCGCCGCCCAGATCAGACAGCCAATGCACCCCAACGGAGATGGCGTCCCAGACGACCTTGAACACGTCGGCGAGCTCGTGCATCAACGTGATGAGTCCGGTGACGGCGCTAACGAACCCGTTCACCGATCCGGCAATGAGCGAGAACGCGCCCTTAATCAACCCTGCGTTTTGCGCCACTGTCGCCGCTACCTCATCAAAGGCCGGCTTGAGCTGAGCCAGTGCATTGACGAACGCGGTGCCGAACGTTGTCGCTATTGAGATGACGTCTTGCAGCTCGCCTGAGATGGCCCTAGAAGCCCCCGACACCGTGCCGGAGAAAGAGGTAATCTGCTTTTCGCTGTTCCCGATCGCGGCCGTGACCGCCAACGCCAGGTTGGTGAAGGCCGTCATGGCGGGTTGCACAGCGGGCGCGAGCTTCTGCGCCATCCCGGTCGCGGCATCCAGGATCTGCGTCATGTCCCGGGAGAACGCCTGGAAGCTCTGACCCCCGATGGTGATCAAAGCAGCGCCCATCCGACCGACCGCACCAATCATGGTGGATACCCCAGCCAGGGCTTTCGTCTGGATATCGCTGCCCAGGTTAGCGAACGCCGTGCTCATTTGCTTGATCGCGCCTATCCCGGCTTGAACAATGCCGGGCATAGACTGGAAAAACACCTTGAAGCTGGGCGCGAGCGTGTTGGTGATGTCGCGGAAGCCGTTCGCCAGCTCGATCAAAGAGGTGACCGCCGGTTGGATGCCTGTCTTGGCGGCGGCGGCTATGGTGGCAAAGGCTTCCTTAAGCGGCGCGGCAATTTGCGGCAAAGCAGCCCGTACCGTTCGGATCATCTCATTGATGACCTCATCAAACGGCTTCGCTATGTCGGTAAAGTCCTTCTTAGCCTCGGCGACCAGGTCTTTCCAACCCTGGGCAATCTGCTTATTGCCCTTTTCCGCCAGAATGGCAAACCCGGTGATCGCGGCGCCAGCCGCCAGCATGATCGCGCCGAACCCCCCGAACGCCACCGCCGCAATAACGCCCAACGCACCGACAGCGGTGCCGAGAGCGCCCATCACCAACGCGGCGACACCCCCAACAGTGGCGAAAGTGGTTAATACCCCAATGAGCGCCTGAAAACCGCCCACTACCGCACCAACGATGTCACCGACCGGGCCCAACGCGCTCTTAAGGCTGTCAAAGGCATCCACTACCGGCTTGATGACCTCTTGCAAGTCTTGAAAAACCGCCGTTGTATTGCCCACCAGCTGGTCCATCGCGGTAACGGTGGACTCGGCGGCTTGCATGCCTGATTCCATGTCCCCGATACCCTGGGTGACGTCGGTGATGGCAGTTTCACCCGCGATAAGCCCCTGATCGAACGCCCCGATAGCCCCAGATGCCGCACCCGCGACAGATACCAGATCTCCAATGGCGCTGCCCGCGATATTCAGGTCAGACCCAAGCGTCTTGCCGTCGTTGTCTAGATTTTTTACCTCACTGGAAAGGTTGCCTATGGATTTACCAGCGGATTCAGAGTCTTTCTCAGCGGCGGCAACCGCTTTATCAAACTCTGTATTAAAGTCTTGCAAAGCTGTTTTAGCTTCATCAAGTTGCGACTTATCCGTTGTGATCTTTATCGTCTTGTCGCCAACAGTGTCCTCAGCGGTCTTGACCTCGGCCAGCTTAGCGTTGAGGTCGTCCAGTCCCGACGTTTCCACCTTGATGGTGATGGTCTTGTCGTTGAGCTGGTCGATGGCGGCATTGAGCGCTTCTATCTGCGCGATCGCGTCGGCGGCGTCGGCGTCAATGTGAATTGACATTGAAGAGCTCGCCATTGTCGCCTCCTTCCGCGATGCTGGTAGAGAAGAAACCCTCGGGGACTTCCACTTCTTCGGCCGTCTGGTCGGCCATGCCGTAATTGCTCAGGTCCGCTACCCCGAATGTGCCAAACAGCAGAGTGGGGTCATCGACATCGAGCTCCGTGCGGTCCTCGGCGGAGTGCTCGTACTTGATCAAGTAGTCCCTGAGCCTCGCCGGCACCTCGGGGTCCTTGCGGTAGGGCGCGATCGCATGCAGAGCTATCCAACCGGCGTTGTAGTCCGCGCGCCGATCACCGATCGGGCCTTCGAGCTCCTCGAACTCGACCCATTCCGCCAGCTCCGTCGCCGAGATGCGCCTGAGCAACTCGGCAACGGTACCGATCTTGAGGTGGCCTGCTAGTCGGAAAACGAATCGTCGGTCTGGTCGGTACCTGAGGCTTTTCCCGCCTTCGAGTCCTCATCGTCATCAGACAGCCCAGACAACCGCCGCGCGGTCTTGGCCAGCAACTCCGAACCGCCAGAGGGCAGTTTGCCGAGCTCGGCGACGCCGCGTTTGGTGTTGGGCCAAAGACGGTCACCCTGCTCGGTACGCAGCGCGTAGGCCAACAGGCGCAGGGTGTTCTCAGTCAGGGACAGCGTCAGCTTAGTCTCTTTGACCTGGTACATGGGTGCACGGTAGAGATCAAGCTCTTCGCCGGTCAGCTCATGCACCCATACCCAACACTTCCACTGCGGGACGAACACCTTGACCCGCTCCACGACCGCGCGGATCTGGTTGGGGTTCGACAGCGTGGGGTACTCATCCGCGCCGGTGTCGGCGGGTACTTCCGGGGTTCGATAATCCAGTTCAGTCAACGGGGTGTGCTCCTACCGGGGTTACTAGCCTTCGATTGACGCGTTGATGTATTCCATGACAGCCATAGCCGCCTCCTCTTCTCCCGCTTCGAAACCGAGCTCCATGTAGTTCTTCCCCACATGCTCGGTCACAAATGTCTTGGTCCAATCCCCAGAGGATCCACCGCGTAAGTCTGGGAAGCTCTGATAACCGCTGGCGGTGCCGCCCTCATCGAGCACCCGGGCGTATTTATAGACTTCTTCACTGGCATTCACGTATGGGTTGACTGACCAGCCGGTGGGATTGTCGTCCAACTCGACCGCGCCCACCGATGCTTTCAACGCGCCCGGATGCATGCTGTCCACGCCCCCGACAGGCACGAATCCCCGCACCGAATCCACCAGGATCTCAGCGCCCTTACTGGTAGCTTCCCGCAGATTGTCAGGAGAGAGGGCGTCCACGGCACGCTGTAGCATGTCCTGGACGCCCCCTTTCCCCTCGACCGTGATGTTGACGCGCACGTCAGCCATGACGGTCACCTCTCCGGTTTAGGTGTAGACCACGCTGCGGCTGAAGCCGATCAGGGCGTTGAACGCCGGGGTGGTCCCCGAGATCGTCCAGCTGGCCCGGACATGCGAATTCACCGTGATCCCGTTGACCGCCGTCAGGCGCTGGTTCGAGTTGGCGGTGGTGATCGCGGCGAAGGTCAGCAGATCGGTCCAGGTGGTGCCGTCTGGGGAATGCTGGATCTTCGCCGTGAAGCTCGGCGTGGTGCCTGTGACTCCGAATACGTGGACGTGCGCGGCGGCGCCGCCGGTGGTCGCCCCACCGGTGTCCACCCCAGCGGTGAACAGATCCGTGGAGTTGCCGGTGGTGGTGGTCGTCCCGATCGGGCTGTTGAGGATGAATCCCTGGTCCAGCGCGCCACGGGCATCGAACTCAGCATCCAGGTCGATGGCGCCCTTCAACTTGGCGTCCAAGTCGTACTTGGTGATGACCGACGGCATGAGGATGGCCGGGCCGAGCACCGGGTAGCCCGCCGGGGCAACCAACACGTTGACATCGTTGGTCTGGCCGAACCGCTGATTGATGATCTGGTCGATCTGGGAGTAGCCGTAGGAGTAGAACCCCTTGAGCTCCAGGGACGCCTTCTGAATGCCAGCCAGGTCGTAGCTGAAGTGCTGTCCGAACACGGTGGCGTCGATCTTCGCCGCGTCTCGCTTCAGCTTGATCTCGTT